GAACTGGTGGACGATCGGCGAGATGACGCGCACCGCAGGCTGCGGCGCTGGCGTGTTTGACTTCCCCGTATGGGGCGACGAAGCCGGCGACATCTATTTTCACGAAGACGGATGGACAGCGGCAGGAACGTCTTTGGTCGGCCACAGATGGGCCGAGAGCGGCGCTCTGAACCTGCAGCAAGGTAACGGCATGACGTTCATTCGCCAGGCTCTGACGGACAGCGGGTACGGCTACAACTCGACGACGCTGACGTTCTTCTCGACGTTTACGCCGGAAGGCGCCGAGACGACGAGCGGTCCCTACGCGCCGCGGTCTGACGGCTACACCGACACGCGCGTCACGGGCCGAGACTTCCGCATCAAGCTGGCGGCAACGCAAGACAGCAACTGGAGCGTCGGCGAGATGCGGCTTGATCTAGTCCCGGCAGGAGGGCGCAGGTGACAACGTACCCCGCGCCACAGTCGACACTTCCGTCTCCTCCGGAGCGGTACGAGCAGTCTTATTTCGCGCTGGTACTCAACACCCTTTCGCGTTCGATCGCGGCAGCTGTGTTGAGAGATCAGGCAGTCGCGTCTGTCCTACTTCAATCTCCTAACGGTTCAGTCTATAAGGTTGAGGTAGATAACAGCGGCAACTTGACGACAACGGCGGTGCCACTTGGTCAACAGGGATCGCCTCCTTAACCGGATGCAGAAGGCTCTGCGGCTCGCCGCAGACACGCATGCTCTGGAAGACATCATCGAAGCCCTCAAGAGAGGGGAGATGCAGGCCTTCCACAATGACAGGGCGATCGTCATCACTGAGATCGCTCAGTCTCCCCGCAGGAAGTTCGTTCACGTCTTCATGTCTGCCGGGGATCTTGATGGAGTTCTCGAGCTGATGCCTCAGATTGAGGAGTGGGGCAAAAGCTTAGGTGCCGAGTTCGCTCGGGCATCTGTCCGGCCAGGATACGAGCCGATCCTCAAGGCTCGGGGCTGGAAAAAGACGATGGTCGTTTTTGAATATCACCCGAAGGGGGCAGACAATGGGCGGCAGTAGCGCACCGGCAACCACGACACAGGTCACGAAGACGGAACTTCCGGCGTGGCTTGAAGGCACGACAAAAGAGAACATCGCCATTGCCGATGCCATCTCAAAGCGTCCGTATGAGGCATACGGCGGGCAGATGACGGCAGGCTACGCGCCGGAGCAGCTGGCGGCGTTGCAGTACGCGCAAGAGGGTGTCGGCATGACGACGCCGCTTTATCAGCGTGCGGCGATGGCAGCAAATGATGCGGCAGGTTTTAATCCGCTGCAGGTGCAGTCGCAGAACTTTCTGCAGGGCGACATTGGCGCCTACATGAACCCGTTCACGCAGAACGTCGAGAACGCGGCGCTGCAGCGCCTCGACAGCGCCACACGCCTCGGCGTCAACCGGATCGGCGACCAGGCTCGTCAGGCTCGCGCGTTCGGCGGATCTCGTCAGGCGCTGGCTGAAGGCGCGGCGATCGGCGAAGCGGCACGCTCCGCTGGCGAGCTGTCGGCCAATCTCCGCTCGCAGGCGTTTAATACTGGCGCCTCGCTTATGCAGACGGATCAAGGTCGTGCGCTGCAGGCGCAACTGGCTAACCAGGCGGCGGGCCTTCAAGGCCAGCAGCTCGGTCTCAGTGCTGCAGGGCAGCTGCAGAACATCGCGCAAGGCGCACAGCAGGCTCGTTCGATCGACGCGTCGACGCTCGAGAGCGTCGGTTCGGCGAAGCAGGCGCAGCAGCAGCAGATGCTGGACGAGGCCTACAACCGTTGGTTGGAAGCGCGCAACTACCCGATCGAGATGCTCAACCTGCGCCTCGGTGCGACGACGGCGACGCCTTACGGCTCGACGCAGACAATGACAGGCACGCGCACGGGCGGCGGATCCGGCAGCAACTTCCTGTCTGGTCTCGGCGCCGCTGCGTCGATCGGTTCGTCTCTCGCTTCGATCATAGGTTTCTGATGACGGTATGCCTTCAGTTCTCCGGCGGTAAAGACAGCCTCGCCTGTCTCTACCTTCTGCGCGACCAGTGGGACACGCTCAACGTAGCGTGGCTTAACACTGGCGCGGCCTATCCGGAGATGGAGGCCTACATGCAGATGTGGAAAGAGCGGCTTCCCGGCTTCGTCGAAGTTCGCTCTAACCAGCCTGAGCAAGTTAAAGAGTACGGGTGGCCCGCAGACGTTGTGCCGATCAATAGCACGGCGATGGGGCAGTCCGTATCAAACCAGCGCGGTCCTCTTATTCAGCCCTATCTAGCGTGCTGCATGTCGAACATCTGGCTTCCGTTGCACAAGGCCATGATCGACATGGGCGTGACGACGATCATCAAGGGGCAGCGCATCGAAGACGGGCGCAAGTCTCCGGTTCGGAACGGCGATGTGATCGACGGCATCACGTTCCTGATGCCGATCGAAAACTGGACGACAGAGCAAGTGTTCGACTACCTCGACGAAGTTGGCGCTGATCTTCCGCCAGGCTACGGCTTGGGCGAGCAGACAGGGCGCGACTGCTGGGATTGCACGGCGTATCTCGACGAGAACAAACGGCGCATTGAAAACCTGCCAGAAGAGCGTAAAGCTGAAGTGAAGCGGCGTCTCGGTTTGATCGGACAGGCTATCCGCGAACAGTGGAGTGCACACTATGAGTAACGCTCCGATCGTATATCGCAGGCTTCGTGAGCTTGGCTACTCGCCAGCGCAGGCTGCTGGTGTCATTGGGAACCTGCAGCAAGAAAGCGGATCTCGTCTCGACCCGAATGTTGTCGGAGATAAAGGAACCGCTTTCGGCATCGCTCAATGGCGCGGTCCTCGCTTTGAGCAGCTGCAGCGATTTGCGTCTCAAGCGAATAAGGATTGGCGCGATCCTGTTCTTCAAACTGATTTCATTGATTACGAGTTGAAGAACAGCGAACGGCGCGCTGGTGATTTGCTGCGATCGGCGAAAACTCCAGAAGAGGCCGTTCGAGCATTCGTTGCGTTTGAGCGTCCTGCAGGTTTTCGTTGGGGCGCTCCCGAAGGCGCTCACGGATTTGATAACCGCTTGAAGTTTGCTCTGTCATTTAATCCGGATGACACATCAACCGCAGCAGCTCCGGCTCCTGTCTATAAGCAGGACATGGCGACGGCAGCGCGCTGGCTCGGCAACAAGATCCTTCCGGATCAAATCGACGCGCCGAAGCCGATGACGCCGGAAGAAGTGAAGACGCAAAACGCGGATCTCGCGCAGTCTGCCGGTTACGCAAAGGCGGCTGGCGGGCTGCTTAACCTGGCGAAGCTCATGCAAGAGAAGCCGGAACCCGAAGAAGAAATGATGCCGGCACAAATGCCGGAACGGCGGCGCGTTGCATTTCGTCCGCTCCCGACAATGAGAGGGCTTCTCTAATGGTCGATTACGCACAATACGTCGCAGACCTTTACCAAAAAGAACTTGGGCGTGGAACAGATGCAGGCGCTCAAGGCTGGATCGACGCGCTCAATTCAAACGCCATGACGCCGGAACAAGTACAAGCGGCGATCGACGCTTCAGCTGAAGGCGCTGTTTACGATGCTTATCAAGCTAATTTTAATCGCGGACTAGATCCGAATGCGTATGGATGGGTCGATGCTTTAAGCAGCGGCGCGCTCAATGAGCAGCAGTTAAACGACAAGCTGCGCCAAAGCGGCGAGTACCGGCAACTTGCTGTTGATCAGTATAGTGGGCTTCTTGGTGAAACTTATAAAAAAGAAACAGGAAGAGACCCAGATGCTGAAGGATTAGCGTCGTGGGCTATCGGTCTGCGTTCTGGCGCAATTAATCCGGCTGATCTTTCAGCGCGTTTTAGCGCGACGCCTGAAGGCTATGTATACGATCTTTACAAAGAGTTTTTCGACCGTGGTTTAGACCCTGCAGCCTATAAGTGGGTCGATGCTCTTAACAGCGGCGCGTTGACGCGTGAACAAGTCAGACAAGGTCTGATGAACTCGCCGGAATATCAAAGCCATTTTGGGAACAAGAACCCGGCAACAAAGAACACAACAACAAATCTGCCGAACGTCAATCAAGGCAACATAAACCCGTATGGCCCGAACACACGCATGGCGACAGGCCCGTACAGCTCCGTCAGCGTGTTTGACAACTACACGCCGATGCGTCCGTTGCCGTCTCCGAAGGACCAGCCGTTCGGCTTTCTTTACGACACAATCAATCAACGCCTAGGGCGCGATGTGTCTGCGCGCGGTCTGCTTGATGATGTGACCGGCATGCAAAACGCTGCTGCTATTCGAGGGAACGGAGGATTAACAGCTACGTCATACAACGATTACGCCAAGAGCGCGCAGCAGCAGACGCTAGGATCAACGGGCGGCTATGCCGGCGGAGGATCAGCCGGTGGCTCAACAGGCGGTTTTGTTTACAAGGACGTGCCGCCTGGTCCGACGAACTCAACCTACGATCAGTGGGCTGCAGGTCAGTCAAACCCAAACCTCGTCGGCGGATTGCTTAATGCTCAAACCCTTGTGAAGAGCGCATACAGCGATCTTCTAGGCCGCTCGCCAGACGATGCTGGCCTGACATCTTGGTCGAACGCAATCTACGGCGGCGGTCTGACGCAGCAGCAGCTGTACGACGCGATCCGTTCAAGCCCCGAGTATCAGGCGCGCATTGCTGGCCCTGTTTCAAATAACGACGGCAACTTCTTCTATGCAGCTGACGGCGGGGGTAACGGATGAACTACTACGACATCATGCGCCAGCGCGCGCAGGACGAACGCAACCGCCGGCTGCAGCAAGCTTCTCTTGATGTCAGTATGGGCGCCAAGCCTGTCGGCATCATGCCGCTCAACAAGCTCGGCCCGAAGCTGCTGCCGCAGATGATGGGCGGCAGAGAAGTTGGACCAGCTCGCGCGCCGGAGCAGTTCGGCCCGCCGATGCCTGCGGCGTTCAATGTTCTTGGATACACCAAGGGCTTGAAAGACGCTGGCCCCGAAGCGCAGGCTTATGCAGACAAATTCGCTGGCGGCGATCTGTCGAAGGTGAAGGCTCGCATGATCAACATCGACGGCGAGATGAAAAACGATTACTACACTCGGGGTCTTCTAGATGCGCCGATGATGCCTGAGCCGGGTTCTGCGCCAGACGCATCGACGGGCGGCTATGGACCGCCACAGCCTGACACGATGGATCGTTTCAGAATGTGGCTTGGCGGATTATTTGGAGGAGGTGCCTGATGGCCGGTCTTCTCGACTTTATCATGGGTTCCGGTGACTACGCAGATCCGGAAAAGATCGACCCGCGCTACGGCGTCCCAATGTCGGACGTTCGCCAGGCTGCGCTGAACTCGATCGGCAACATGGGCGCCATCCTTATGGCTGCGGGTCAGCGTATGGAACCAGCGCAACGTGCTGCGTATCTCGCACAACTTGGGCAGGCCGGATCGGGTTTCAACACCGATATGTATAACGCGGCACAGCGCCGTTTGATGCAGGCGCAGTATCAGACGCGCATGGAAGAAATGCAGGACGACAAACGGATCCGCGAAGATCTGAAAGATCCGGCTGCGTTCCAACAGAAGTATGGATTTAACCCCGCAGGTCTTGGCGTTTCAGATGTGCGTCAAGCAATCCGCACCATTCGCACGCGTGACCCCAACGAGGCTCTGTTGCGTGGCCTGCAGATCCAGAAAACGCAGCGCGAGCTGTCACAGCCTGTGGTGCAAAAGGTTGGCGAAGACCTTTACCAATACGACGAAGCAAATAAATCTTGGGTAAAAGCGGCTGGTGGTTTTGAAGAACGCCCTCTTAACGCAGATGAGCGTAAGGCATACAACATACCAGACAACGTGCCAGCAAAAATGACATCTAAGGGGCCAACCGTGATGAGCGGAGGCACGACGATCAATCTTGGTGACACGGTTGACAAACTAGCTGTTGGCGATGCGATGAAGCGCGCTCAAGCCGACATTCAGGGTGGCGAGGCTGCGGCAGGGCGCATCAACCAGAGCAATACGATCCGCGCTCTGCTTGACCAGGGCGTCATCACAGGCTTCGGCGCTGAAGGTCGAGTGATGATGGGTCAGGCCGCTCAGGCTCTTGGTTTCAACGTAAACGACGAACGTCTGTCTAACAGTCGCGCTCTCTTCTCTGCTCTTGCACAGCGCGCTCTTGACGCAGCAGGCGCGATGAAGGGCCAAGGTCAGATTACTGAACCAGAGCGCAAGTTGCTTGCTGATGTTGCTGGATCAAACGTCAACCTTGGGGCCGATGCAATCCGCAAGGTCCTTGATATTGCTGATCGCATTGATCAGTCTGATCTCAGCAAAGGCATGCGAGCCGTCGGCATCATTAAGAACATCCCAGGCTTGAAGGACAACCCGCTTTCAAGTGTCTACGACATCCAGCAGCCGCGTTCTTATCAGCGCACGTTCAACGTCGATGGTAAGTCGGTGCAGGGCCGTCTTGGTGTGGATGGAAAGTATTACTACTCTGACGAAACAGGTCGTCGGTATCGGATTGAGGAGTGATTGAAATATGGCGCGTCTCATCCCGCTTGATGACGAAGAGCTAAAGCCAGAAAATCGGGTCAAAGCCGTTCCTGTTGATGAGCCAAAAGCTCAAAATAAAGGATCCGGTCGTCCTGTTTCAGAAGGTTTGAAACGTGGCGTGCTTGATGTCGGGCAAGGCATGAAGCAGCTTTATCTCATGGCAACTGATCCAGAGGCCGCAAAGTCATACACAGATCAAGTTAATCGTGAGATCGCCGCATACGAAGCATCGCGCGGTCAAGACGCAGGCTTCGATTGGGCGCGCTTGGGCGGCAGTGTGGCTGCAACTGCGCCTGCGATGTTCATTCCCGGTGGTCAAGCTGGCCTTCTTGCGCGCCTTGGTATGGGCGCATTGGCTGGCAGTATTTCAGGCGCCGCAAACTTTAGCGAAGCTGGTACATGGGAAGACAAGGCGCTTCAAGGCGGTCTCGGCGCAGTCACAGGCGCTGTGGCTCCTGAAGCCGTTCGCCTTGGCGTGAAGGGTGTTGTCGGAGCGGGGCAGGCCGCGTCAAACGTGGGGCGGAAGGCTCTTGGTGCAACCGCATCGAACGCCGACATCCTCGCAGATATTCAGCGCGCCGGATCGCAGATCGACAACGGTTTTGACCTTGGCAAAATGTCGGCAGACATCCGCGATCGACTTTTGGCTGATGCTAAAGCGCAGCTAAAGACAAGCGGCCAGCTTGATGCCGATGCGCTGTTGCGGTCGCAGGATTACGCAAAGCTCGGCGTAAAGCCGACGATGGCGCAGCTATCGCGCGATCCGCGTCAGTGGCAGACTGAGCGCAATCTGGCGCAAGTTCAAGGCGTCGGTGACGAGCTGCTGAACCGTTTCTCTGAGCAGCCTGGTGTTTTGCTCAAGAACCTTGAAGGCATGCGTACAGGCACGGCCACAACGCCGATCGAGGCTGGTCAGGCTGCGATGGACGTGATTGGGTCGCGCGTGAAAAAGTCAGGCGTTTACGGCGAACTTGGCAAACGCATAGACGACATCTACACGGAAGCGAGATCTGCCCCTGGCGCTCAGGCTGAAATACCGTTCAAGCCGTTTAAAACGCAGATTTCAAGCGTTATTGAGCAGTTTGAAGACAAGATACCAGCCCCGATTGTTAAGCGTTTAGGCGATTTCGACGACCCAAAAGGAACGCGTTATTTCTCGGTTGCAGAAGCCGCAAAGTTTCGCGAACTGCTGAACGCGCGCATTGCTGACGGAGATCCGGCGCAGGCAAAGGCTCTCGGTGCGATTAAGCGCGAACTTGACGCCTATATGAGTTCGGTCGGAGAAAGCGTAGGAGACGAAGGCGTCGAGGCAATAAAGTTGTTCCAGCGTGGCACGCAGGCATCAGCGAAGCGCGCGCAGGAATTCTCCGCGCCGCCGTTGTCGCAGACTGTTGCTGGCGAAGTGCAGCCAGACGACTTCTTCAAGCGGTTTGTGCTGAACGCCAAGGTAAGCGACCTTAACCAGCTGAAGAGCAATTTGACGCGTGCAGACGTTCCTGATGCACTGCGTCAGTCTGGCGCTGAAGCATGGGAAAACTTACGCGGTCAGACGATCCAGTATCTCATCAACAAAGCATCTCCTGACGGTCAAGCGTTCTCTCAGGCGAACTATCGGCGTGCTCTTGAAAGTATCGGGCCGCGCATGGAAGTTCTGTTCTCGCCGGAAGAACGCGGCATGCTTTTCACGTTGCAGCGTGCCTCGCAAAACCTGTTCTCGCAGCCGGCTACTGGCGGAATACCACTTGTCAATCAGTCAGGCACAGGGGCAGCGATTGCGAACATGATGCAGAAAGCGTCTGCAATCCCAGGCGCTGGCACTGTGCTGCAAGCGTCAGCAAACGCGATCCGTGAACAGGCGCAAATGAACGCAGCGCAGCAGGCGCTCATGGGCGGTGTTGGCGGGGCTGCTGCAGCGCAGCGTGCTGCGAACCAGCAAGGCTCTCGAGCTGTGGCTGCTAGTATTGCGGCGAACCCGTTTGGATTGCAGCCGTTCGCTACAGCGGTTCCGTCGCTGCTTGAAGTCGATCGTGACATGCGACCGCGCAGCTCTCGGTAAAATCCAACCTATTGCAAACCGTTACCCGAACCCCCTGCAAAGGGGGTTCTTTTTTGCGTTTCTCGCCGACCGGCATCAACTGTTGATTACCTTGTCGATGCTGTCGGCCAGAGCCTGGTCGTCGCCGGTCAGGACGCCGGCATAGACCGTCAGCGTCACCTCGACGTTGGCATGCCCCAGGCGCTCGGAGACGGCTTTCAGCGGCATCTTTTCGCGCAGGAGATGCGTGGCATGGGCGTGGCGCGTCGAGTGCAGGCAGTAGCCCTCGTCCAGCCCGATCGCGCGCAGGGCGTCCTTGGTTGCCGAGGTCATGTAGGACAGGGTCGGGCGATCGCCCCACACGGTCTGCAGGACATGCTTGTCAGGCCGTCCGGCGGCAGCACGAAGCTCGTCGATCAGCGAGCGGGGCATGCGGATGGAGCGGATCGACTTAGCCGTCTTGGGCTTCTTCTCGTATTCGGCGTTGCCGACGCGGACGACGGTGCGCGAGACGTGAATGATGCCGGCCTCGAGGTCGATGTTCT